CGAAGGCTTGCACCTTCTGTTTTGAATTCTTGATAATATAAGTCAGGCGTGCAGACCATGATAACTCCTTGCTCGATCTTACTGCCGTAAACGTAGTCGTGTGCGAGGGCGTACATGGCAATTTGCAAATAATAATCCTCGATCCATTCTTCCTTTTTCGGACGGTTACTTTGCTTGAAGTCAACAATAGTTTCCATGCCATTATGATTACAGACAAGGTCCGTGCTCCCTGCGTAAAGGCCCGGATAATGTAACGTAACTTCGGAACCATAATACTCTTCCACTGGCGCAAAGCCAATCTCAATAATTTTTTTGGCCATGGGACTCGCCTGGCATCCGAGTTCTGTAAGATCATCGTAACCAACGCCCGTGACATGAGACTCGAGGAATTTATGCATACTGGTGCCCCGTGCACTAGATACATTCTTGATTCTGTCTGCTTCTGCTTCACCTACTTTAGCCTTCCATTTGGTTAAAAATTCTGTATTTTTGGTGGCTCCTAATATCGTAGTAACGCTTGGAAGTCTATAAGAACTTATCTCATAAACACGTTTTCCTGTATCCGGATCAGTGATCTGTTTTCCTTCTAAATAGTTGTATTTATTATTTTTTTTCATTTAAAAATCACTCCTAACTCCAAGAGAAAAAGTGATTCTGGGTTTTATTGTAATTGCCTGATGAACTTCTCCTGCTTTGATTTGTAGTAAATCTCCTGTTTCTAATATAAATTTTTCTTTATCAACAATGTACATTGTTTCTCCAAACAAATTATATAAATAAACATCATAATCATCCTGGTGAACGGTACCACTGTTTCCTTGTAAAAAAGATAAAAACACAAAACCATCTAATTTTACATTTTTTAGTTGATAGGTGTCTGCTAACTTTTGAATTAGTTGACTAAAAAATTCATTCGAGTGTACGTTTTCAATACAAAAAGTGCTTTTAAATATTTGTTCTTCTAGTATGTCTGTATTTTTTATAAAACTTTTGTAATCACCTTTAGATATCATTTCAAAAAAATCATTAAAATCTAATGATAAGTTGTCAAAATTTTTTATAAACTTCTTCATTTTTTCTTTTTTAAATATTTTGGTGCAAACTTGACTAAGTTATTTAAATTTACTTGGTCATGAAAGTTACCGCTAACAGATATTCTAATTACATCAGATTTGTATGGTGCTACCCAATGTTTTAACCATGAAGGAAAGATAAACATATCTCCTTCTTCTGGAAGAAAAGATTGATAACTTATGCTATTTCTTAGTCCCTCACCATAAATAAATTGTATACCACCAGGGCCACAACTTTTACCTTGATACTCTTGGTGTTCTTTTTTTAATTCTTTAGGCATTGATAAGTATATCACAAAAGACAACTTACCATCATGATCATGAGGTGGGTTGAATTCATTTGGTTTTTGATGATTAATCCAAAGTGCTGATAAAATATATTCTGGTTTTATTTCATAAGGTTTGTTAACATATCTTTGATACATTTGATCATAGACTCCGATATATTGAGATAACATAGGTAAAATTTTTTCTTTTGATTGTGGAGTGTACCCTGTTTCGTGATCCAAGATGCCTGCTAATTTATCTTTATAATCTTCAGTATTTTTTTTAGCTTCATCAATTAATAATTTTTTAAACTTGGGTTCTATTTTTAATTTTATAACACAAGGTCCCCAATTAAACGTAGTGACTGGTATTTCTTTATTCATTTTCGTACATCCTTTTCTCTTCTTCATACCCTTCCATAAGTAGTTCTGAAGTAGTTTTTTCTCTTTCTTTTTTATTCTTTAAAGATTGTTTATAACTTTCATCTAATTCTCCCTGTTCTTTTTTAAATACTTCATTAAACCTTTTACGGTACTTATCATTAGAAGGTCTACTTCTTCCATCAAACTTTCCTTTCTTCATAGCTTATTTTTTAACTCCTTGACATATTCTTCGTTTTCTTTTTGACGTTTATCTTCTATAATTTTTACATGTTTACGCCAAGCCCAAGAATTTAATGTGCCTGCCCATTTCATCATAAAATGTAAACTATCATATATAAATTTATCGAACATCTTTTTGTACCTCCCTGTATTCGTCTAAAGATATTACATTATCTTTCAAAGCAATAGTAGTATAATGTTCTATAACCCGTTGTATCTTTGGTAACTTTGTATGAGCAAATGGCCATATCAAACAACACACATAGTATGCATCTCTGAATGTACATCGCCAACGATATTGTTTTAAATATGGTGTACCATCAACACGATTACCTTTAACTTTTTTAGGTGTCAATGTACCAACACCTAAAACTCCATGAAGCCAAGTCAAAACTGATCTATCAGTCATAGTGATCTCCATAGATAAACGCAGACTATTAGAATATCTATAACCTGGTTTATTTTTATGTTTTTTCTTTTTCTCTATCCCTCGTCTAATATGAATTGATCCTTCACCATCAAACAATCCCGCAATGTAAGCTTTGTCGGTATCATTTATCACTTTGTACCACCAATCTTAATACAGTAGTGTATGGATTAGGAGTCAAATCTCTAGTGCACTGAGTAAGAAGGACCATCGATATCAAAATCATTATTATCTTCATAGTCATATATTTCTCCTTCTGAATCACAGTCCCAACATTGATGTACCATATCTTCTTTTTCATAAATGCAAGCGACTTTTACATAGCCATTACCTTTACAGGTAGGACATACGTAAACCTTCTTAACTCTTTTTGAACTTGCCATTTAGTTTTTTCGCTTTCTCATTTGCTATTGCTTCTATTGTTTTTGCTACGCTTAGTTTCGCATCGGGTAATATTATCTTTGATAACTTATCTAAAGTAGCGTATGTTTCTTTACTTAAAGAAACGTTCTTGTATTTAGTCATATCTGTCATGTTTACTTCCTTTCATGTTAAGGTATACTATATAAGTGATACTATAGGATTGTCAAGTATGAAAATTATTTTAATGTTAATTTTGTGTTCTGGAGTTTCCAAGAACTGTGTAGAACCTTATGAATGGCCTGTTAAATTTTCAGATATATATGAATGTATGATTGCAGGATATGAAGAATCAAAAAATAAAACAATAGAAATAGGTAGATCAGACGTTAATAAATTTGATGTATATGTAAAATTTGTCTGTGCTCCATTGACTGAAACGTAAAAATAATATAGATATAAAAAATCTTCTCACCATAACCTATCCTTACGTTTCCCTCTTTAGGATAGGTTTTTTTTAAACCATGCAGCAATTGTATATCTAGTGCCTTCTTTAATACATTTAACACCATGTTTATAATAGCATCCATCAAAAAATAAAACTCTCCCTGTTTTGGGAGCTATAATTGTACCATCTTCAAAATAAGTTTGACCACCTGTATAATCTTCATTTAAATAAATAATACAAGCAAGAGTCGTGTTTAGTCTTGCATCATCAATATGTAAATCCTGTTTACTATTTTTAGGCCATTTTACAATTTGTACCCAATCTAATGTAGAATTATTTATTAAAAAACTTTCTTTGTCTAACTCTTCTCCAATGTTTCCAAAATCATCAATATCTAAAGGGTATGTATCTCTATGTTTTTTAACTTTATTTTTGTTATCATGATAAGCTTTAATTATTTCAACACATGTTTCACGTGTTAGATAATTATCTTTTATATTAATAATCATATCAAACCAGCTGCTTTCCGTCGACGTACTAACAGCCGGTCAAACTCCAGGTTGCTACCTTTGCAGGTCATCGCTAACGTCCAGGGAAATGCCATTGGCAAGATATGTACGCCCTTGAGCTTTCAAATTTTTTTTTCTTTTTTGAAGAGGATAACCATTGTCTTTACACCATTTGTCAGCATGGTATTTAATTGACGTAGACTCTTCTTGAGCTCCTCCATGTTTTTTTTTTATTTGCATATGCAACCTTGTAGACTACCGCTACCATCATGCATAATGTGCAAGTTTAAAGTATTAGCGTATCCGCTTAGTTTTAGTCTTAGTATCTCGCATATCTCCATGCAATCTACTTCTCCCAATAATAAGATACTCTCCATTATCGTTTTTGTAACAGGAACTAACTGATACAATCCGTCGTTTAGTATTATTAACTCCATAAGCCCACTCCTTTACTTTTTTAAACCAAAGATCATAAGTATATTTATCTTTGTTTTTGTTGTACTCGTTTGCTAGCTTGTCTAGTTGGTCTAATGTAATCATTATTTCTAGTCCCCCACTCAATTATATTTTTGATACCTGGTGCTTTCAAATTTATGTTTACCCCAAAAGGTCTCCATGCTTTTTTTATTAAATTTAACTCTAGTAAAAGGTTAGACCATTGACCAGGATTAGTACCATCTACTGTTATTGTTATAGTTTTTTCTTTCATGTCTTATATATAGGATATTAAATGATAATTGTCAACCCTGACCTTTGTATCTTTTTAATCTTCTTTGTCTTTTTTCTCCTTTTGAGAGAGATTTCTTGTGTTTTCGAGGTCCTCTTTTCTTGGGTTTATCACGAGGTGTGAAGAACTTAAAACTTTGTTTAGCCATCTTTCCATTCTTTTACAAATGGTGTAGCACCATCTGCTGGCGATGTCATAACAGGTAGATAGGTTATCTTACCATTAACGTGCTGATGTAAATCTGAGCCACAGTTCATGCATCTATATAATTCATTAGATAGTCCTACTAACATGGTTAGTTCACTACATGTTGGACATTTACCATTAACAACTTCTGCTGATACTTTCATTACTCTAATATTAACTTTTTTATCGACAAAGATCCATCTATATTTTTCTCTAATTCTACCATCGATTTTATGCACTGGTACTTTATATGAGACTTTGCTTCACGTCTAGCTGTACGTGCCCCTTTGAGACATTCAGACATCGAAGTCTGGATACGTGCTTCCTTAATCTCTCCATGTACAATCATAAGTAAGGCTATCGCTAATTCTGTCATTAATATGCTTTTCCGTTTTCTCTTACTTTATCTTTTAATCCTTCAATATCAGCCAATGCTTTATCTAACTGCTCTCTTAAAAATTCTATATTGACTTTGTTAGTCATGTTCATCTCTTGAGTTTCTTCCATCTTCTCAACGGTCTTGTACAAATCCTCGATTAAAAAATGTTGTTCTTGGTCCGTGGGCACTTGTTCACTCTTCTTTAACAAATCATTTTCAAACAACTCACGTGATGTCTCTAACGATACTAATCTTGAGGTTAACTCTGTGTATGCAAACACGCCCATTCCAACGAGCACGATCAGGCTAGCTACCGTCTTCATTGGCATCTGTACAGCTGCAGACTCTGATATGTTTAATGGTTTATTGGACACCTGGACCTCCGCAGAGAGCCAGAACAACTAACATAACAATCAGTAAACCTGTTGCATAATAATTCATCCTGGCCATCTCCATAATTCTATTTAACTATGTAAGCTATAACTAAAACTGCAACTACAAGACATTCAACCTTGTGGTCTGACCAGTAATGCATAGCTTTACTTTTCATTTTATCAATCATTTTTTTTCTCCTCGATTTCATAGAAGAACTTGTCGGTATCTTCTGTCCGCCATGCTCTACTATCTTCTACGTTCCATTCAGAAGTCTGCACTTTCCAATCAGGAGTTTCATCCCTTACAGTAAAAGAAGGTATGTCCCATATACATCGATTGTTAGGTTGTGCTGCAAAATTACCGTCATCGAGGGCAATTATGTGAGCGCACTTATGTTCGTGCGGAATCTCTGAATGATCAGTGTCAAGTATATTAGACTCTGGATGTGCAAAGTCAACTGTAAATAAATATTTTCCTGGGTGCCATTTCTTGTCTTTTCCGATATACTTACCGGCTTGTCCGTCTAATATATCCCAACGATGCACAGAAGGATAATAAGAAAAACAATTCCAGAGCTGTAGTTCATCAAGTCTTCTTCCGGGCACTCTATGTGGTTTAAATCCCTGTTGAATAAACGCGCTAATTGGTAAGCGATAAAATATTGCACCGTTTTCCATAATAGCATGAAATAATATACTACGACCTGTAAGAGCGCTAAGACCAAAGATAATACAGTCTTCAACTTCTCCGTGATGTTTTTTACAATCATATAAATATTCTCTTTTTATTTGTGCATAAGTTGCAGGTATATTTGCATTTAAGTAAGCCATAATTATTCCTCATTTATATTACCCCAATTTGGTCCTGATTCATAGTCCACCTTGTTCTTGATCATTAAAGGTATTGCAGTCTCCATTGTTTCTTGAATCATGATCCGTGTTGCTTGATCCTTGATTGATACACAAAGCTCATCGTGTATCTGGATGTGAGGGACTATACCTTTTTCATACAACAAGACCATTGCCTTTTTTGTCATATCTGCAGCCGATCCTTGTATTAATCTATTTAAAGCTTTGTAAGTAAAAGCAGGAACAAAGTATTGTGTAAACCAACTTTCTCTTTCTTTTTCTGTATAGTCTTCAATTTTCTTTTTAGATTTAACATTAAATAATAATTTAAATTTATCCCAAGCTTCTTTTTTTGATAGTAGTTTAGGAGTAACCCATTCACCTTCATATTTAATTGTATCGTCTTTTTGTTTTATTTCTTTATATTTAGGATCCCACTCTTGAAACTTACGTATGTCATTATTCCATCTTTTATTAACACTTTCGTATTTATCAAATCTACAAAATCTATCTCCAAGAGTAAAAATTAATTTATTATTTTTAGCAAACCCCATTAAACCATCTGATAACTTTTTAACAAAAGGGACTTTTCTATGATAAGTATCAAACAAAATTTTTGCTTGATCTGTATTTAAATTTAATTCTGCCTGTAATTTACCTTTACCCATACCATAAAACAATCCAAGATTAATAGTTTTAGCTTGTTTTCTAGATATTTTTGCCATGTCGGCTACTATTTTGTGAAAGTCTGCTTCAGAATCATCAAATTGTTTTTTTAATGCTTCACCTTCTTTTTCGTTCATTATCTTCTTTATTGCATAATGTACCACAATCCTTGGTTCTTGCTGAGAATAATCAAAACTACCCCATCTATGGCCTTCCTCAGGGATAAATAGCTCCCTCATCTTCTTACCTATATAACCTTTAGAAGGTATCTGTTGTAGGTTTGGATTACTCATTGAGAATCTACCGGTCACAGTTCCTCCACCATCTCCTCTAATTTGATTTATATCTGCGTGTATTCTACCTTTGTAGACATAACTTTTTAAACCTTCGATAAAAGTATTTACAGCTTTATCAGCTTCTCTTGCTTTTGATACCATTCTTAAAAATCTATCTTCATGAGTTTTTAAATAATCTTTTGGAAGTTTAGGCATTCCTGACTTAGCAGTCTTTTCAAAGTTTGTTATGTTTCTGTTATCTAATAATTGTTTTATAGAAGTTGCTGCCCACAATTGCAGGCTTAATTGTGTATGTTTTTTTATTATTTTTAAAAGATTGTCTCTTCTAAGAGTTAGTCTTTTACCAAGACGTTCAAGTTTTTGAGTATCTATCCTAACCCCTTTAAATTTCATGTCAACTAGACAAGGAAATAATCTTGTTTCTAATTCAAATATATTTCTACATGTATACTCTTTATTGTCTTTAGGTTTTATGTATAATACTTCATCTAATTCTTTATTAAATAAATTCCATAATCTTAAAGTTAAGTCTACGTCTTGTTTTGCATAATCTTTTACTACACTAGAAGGTAATTTGTGCATGTTAGACATCGGATCTTTTTGCATACCATTTGACCATGTTAAAGTTTTTTCTTGTAAATCATACTTGTATTTATTTTCACCAAGAAAATCTTTAGCTAAAGCATCTAATCCATATTTAAATCTGTTTTCATCAATTACAGAAGCAGCTACCATTGTATCTAACAATCTTCCTTTTAACATTTTACCTGTCGTTGCTCTTAACCAACAAACATCATAGATTGCATTATGAAATACCTTTGCAATTTTATCATTTTGTAAAAGTTTTGTATTCATTTGATCCCAAAACTCTTTTAACTCTTCTTCTGATTTATCATCATCACTATGTTTTAATGAAAAATAAACTGTCTCTTTACCGGTAGCTACCGCTACCCCTGTAATAAAACCATCTTGTCTAACCGCACCTAAACCTTTTGTCTTAAGATTTGGATCGTAAGTTTCTATATCAATAGCTACTGTATCTACACCTTCTAGGTCTAGGTCGATTGGATGTTTACACATTTTTATCTTCTTTCATTTTTTGAATTTCTAATTCACAGTAATGAATTATCTTCTCTAAGTCTTGTATACCATTTTTATCGATATATCTACAAACATATTTCACAACGCACCCTTGAAAAAAAGTGAGTCCGTTTTTTGAAATAAATTCGTATGGTTGAATCGGAAAAAATTTATAATGTGATCCTCCGATTTGTTTGTCTTGTGGAAATGCGCTTTCCAAGTCGTCTTTATGTGTCATGTTTCCTCCTTTAAAGTTCTAAGATTTCTCTCCAATTGTTTTGTATTTTTGCTAAAGAATAAGGACCAGAAGATCCTATAGTCCAACAATCTGTTTTACCTCTACTGTAGGCAACATAAGCTAATCTTACAGGTTCAAAGTTACGAGGTTCTGGTCTCCAGACAGATAGATCAACTATTATATTATCAAAAGTTAACCCTTTTACTTTATGTATTGTGTCGTGTTGAACTCTTGGTTTTTTAGTTGTGTCTATACCACTAGTTAAAACTTTATTAATATAAGGTATTTTTGCAATTAATTTTTCATTATCAGATAATTCTTCATGGTTTAAAAGTTGAGAAAATCTTTCAAACTGTTTTACTTCAGGTTTTAAGTAGCCTGCATCTATAAGTTCCTGTATATTATAATCTTTATCAATTAGAGGTTTAAGTTTATCGACACTACCTTGACCATAAACTTTTACTTTTGATCCCATTAACTTCCAGTAATCTTTTACTTGTTGTTTAGAAACTTTATCATTTATAAAAGTTTTCCAGTTTTTAAAACAACTAAAATGTTCTCTAGATACATGAGCGCTACCTGATACCATTTTATAATCTATTCCATTATCTTGAAGAAACGTATTTACAGATTTATGAGTAGGGTTGCCTCTGTATGTAAATAAAAATGTTTCATCTGTATTTAAAATTTTATTAATTAAAATATCTTTTGCTTTACATCCTTGATCTAATTTAGGTACATAATATGATTTTCCAACAACATTAGTTGGAGTCCAAGTTCTTTCCGAGTATCTACCGTATTCTTTCCATACAGGTGCAATAATATTTCTACATATTTTGTTAATAGTTTGACCACATCTTAAACCTTCAGTAAGTTCATTAGCCTTTGCTTCTTCCGTATTAGCTAATTGATAAAAGTATTCAGGATCTGATCCTGCATATTCGTGAATAGTTTGATCAGCATCACCTATAAAAATAAATTCTTTTGCATGTGTGGCTGCTTTTTGTAAAGCAGCTATCTGAGGTTTGCTACAGTCTTGAGCTTCATCAACTATTAAAACATCTATATCAGTAGGTATGGCTGCTTCAAATCTAAAATTATCTATCATGTCTACAAAAGATATTCTTTTATGTTCTTCACTGTTTCTATAGTTATCATATTTTTTCTTTAACTGTAGTAGTCCACCCGGTCCTTGAAGACGGTAGTTTTGATAACGAGATCTTTCACAAAAAGCCCAATACTTTTCAAGTTCTGCATCAGAGGTTAGATCATAACCTTTACCATGAGCGTGAGAAATAAACTCATAAAGAGGATGTTTTTCCCAATAAGTATTTTTTTTTACAATATTCATTCCTGAATTTTCTTTACAAAAAATCTTGTGATCTTCGTGTTCATATTTTTTTATAGGTAAATATTCTCCTTTAAAATAAGAATGAATTGTACATATTTGATCTTGTAAATTTGTATCTGGAATATCTTCTAATTCTGGTAATTTGTTTACAGCTTTTACAATTTCATCAGCTGCTGTATTTGTGTGAGATAAAATTACAATTCTATCCCAAGAATATTTTTTCAAAAGTTCAGTATATTTATTTTTTAACCATTTGTGAGTTTTACCTGTACCTGGAGGACCTGGAATAAAATTTGGAATCTTTAAACTATTCATCTTCCCCTGTGCTGTCTCCTATATAGACAGACTCTCCTTCCCATATTAATTTATTATTTTCTATTTTTTCTCCGCTTATTACCCAGGCAACACAAGATTTACTTTTGTATTTACCTCTATCTCTTTTACCTTTTAAAATAGTTTGAACTTTCTGAACAAGATCAGGTCTTTTTAAATTTATTCTATTTTTCATTAACTCTTTTTCAAAGTTACTTAAATCAAATTCTATTGTTCTTTTTTCTTGATTGTAATAAGGTAATTTGTAAACAGCTAACTGTTCCTTATCCATATAAACACCTTTTGTATCCAAATAATCTAAGAAAAACATTTTAAACTGTGAATCTTCTTCTGCTTCTTTTACATATTCTTTTGACTTTTCTCTGTTATAAAATTTAGCCATCATTATTTCTTCAAATTCTTTTGATGTCATTTTAGGTATCCATACCTTTGCTTGACTCATGGCAATGTCACAAAACTTATCTAGTTTCATAAGTGATTCACCATCAATCCAAATCTTTTTTTTAATTGTTTTTAAACCAACTCCATCCACATTTTTTTGTGGTACATTTAAATGTACGTAATATCTGTTTGCTCCATACTCTTCTATTTTTTCAATAGTGTCTTTTGATACCTGTAAAGATGCATCTTTAAATAAACCTATCCAATTAAATAAACTTGTTAAGTTTTTATGACTATACCCTGTAATTTCATGAATTTTATTTATTCCAAATTTTCTAACAGTTTTCCTGCTTGAAGTTCCTTTTTTTAATCTTTTTGCTAAGTCCTCATCATCTGCATGTTCCGCAATCCTAGATACAAAATTATCTATTTCATCATCTGTCCAATCAGAATTTTTAACTAAAATTCCTGCAATTGCAGTGCAATAATCATCTCTGGCCCCTGTACTAGGGTATATAATTGTAAGTGCCGAAGATAAAGCAACTTTACCTACATCTATAGATAAGTTTCCTTGGTACTCTCTAATCTCTTCAAACTTTTCCCATCTTACATTTGTTTTTGATTTACTGTGTAAAGAACCTGGAACTATAGTATATCTTTTTTTTTCAGTACGTAGTTCGCATATCATTGAACCATGTGGAAAATCTTTAAAATCTTTTTCAAATTCATCTGGTAAATTAAATTGTTTAAATGGAGTTTGGTTTCTGTTTGTCCAAAGGTAATGACTTGTTGGATTACCTTCTCTTCCAAAAATTGCACCACAATCTTTAATATAATAAGGAAGAAATCTTTTTACAAATTCGTTGTCTATATCTAAATCAACGTCGTGATCTAATCTTAATGCTATCTCTGCTGTTTCGTGATCCCTGTTCCATATATCTTTCTCTATTTTAAAATCCGGGTCGGTGTACTTCTTTACTTTAGGAGTACCCTTGAGACAGGGTATAATTACCCTTCCCAATTCTAACCAATCTATATAATTTATAGGTTCTTTATTCATTTTATATTCTTTATTAAATTAAGAGTGGGCGGTATCCACTCTCGCTTCTCCGCCCATCCTGCAGGAAATTATAAACTAAATTCTTTTTTAGCTTCTTTAGTTTCAGGTTTAGCTTCTACTTCGCCTTTGCCAACGCTGACTGCAAAGCTTTTAGCCATGTCATAAATAGATTTATCTTTGACAGGACCAACTTTAGAAACATCCCAACCAAACCAAGTTCCTTTGTCATTAGACATTTGAACAGTAGATAGTTTGTAAATGTGGCTATAAGTTGGCGGTGTAAATAAACCGTTAGCACCTTGTAGTTTTAAACCCATCATCATTGAGTTCCATTTTCTACTAACTTTAAGTTGAGTAGATTTCATAGAAATCAATGCAGATTCTGGGCTATCACCCACTACAAGTACAAAATGATTAGCAGTATTTTCTAAATAGTTACCATTAGATAATCTATCTTTGTATGATTTATCTCTAGTCGTTTGACTAACGATATCACTATCTGCATCATGAATTGCAACAGGTG